TCTACTCCAAAAGTAATGAAAGAAAATAGTAAACGAAAATTAAGAATACGTGATAAACTTAAAGAGTTAATAGCTCGCCCGTTGCGTGATGGTGCAACCCAACGTGAGAAAGAAATACGTAAAATAAAAATTTCAAAATATGAAGAATTATTACAACAATATAGTCCCGTAAAAAAATCAATAAAAGGAGGTTCCTTCAGTAAAAAATACAAAAAGGTATTAAATAAAAATAAAACGCGTAGATTTAGAAGATAATAATGTTGGTATACCATACATTATTTTAGGTATATTATATAACTTTATCAGACAATTATATAATATGATGAAATTAGAGTATATTGTTTTTATTATTACCGCGGTTTTGATCGCAAATACGTATTATGATGGACGCCTTATAAGAATGTTTCAAACAAATCAAAAATTTATAAAAATGGCGACATTTGGATTTATTGGGTTGTCTATATTCTTATTTTTAAAGAAAAATCCGGAAAACTCTAGACAATTACTCTTTCATGCAAATGATATTATTAAGTATATGCCAATAAGCAAAGGGACCGCTGATATGATTAGTCCATTTTTCGATTTTACAAATAATAAATCATTTTTAAACAACGATGTTAATATGTTACCGCAGCATCAATCGATGATGTCGTCGTATACGGCGACCGGCGGTGGTGACGCGAATATGTCAGGAAGAGGAGGAGGAGGAGGAGGAGGATCCGTTTCAAGCGGTGGAAATAGACCTCTCGCAAATGGAAGAGGTGCAACCGCGGCTGAACGAAAATTATTAAATTCCGGTAAAGGATCGAGTAAACGAAGCGTAAGTGAAACAAAAAAGAAATATGTCGCTGCACAACAAGGGTGGAAATGTGGAGATTGCCAGCGTCAATTACCTGCCTGGTTTGAAGTAGATCATGTTATTGCTTTAGAACATGGTGGTTCTAATCACGTTGATAATTTAGTAGCATTATGTCGCGATTGTCATGGAAAAAAAACCGCTATGTCGTTTTTGTAAATTACACACATCGTCATTTATATGAATTATATTATATTCATATAAATTAAGCGCTTGTATATATAATGGATTTTGTTCCATTCGAACTAAAAAATATAATTGAATATGTACCACTCTGTATTATTATTGTTATCATTTTAATTGCAACATTAACATGGAATGTTCTAATTGAAAAGATTCATTACTTAATAACCTTAATAGTTATGTTTATATGGGCAGTATACTTGTTTATTGGCGATTCTAATTCAGTATGGAATTGGAATAATCAACAGCCTCCACTTAATCCTGGTGGTCCTCCGCTACCTCCACTACCGTCATATATAATTACTCCTCCCCCCGCCAGAGCTAACCCAATTTCAACAATACTAACAGCATTAGCATCACTCGCAGTAATTGGTGTTGGTTTATGGTTAGGTTTCACATCTCAAAATTATGATAAAAATTTTGATTTGAAAAATGGTACATTATTTACCACAATCGGATCGATTATAACCGCATTAAGTGTACTCGCAGGGATATACATAATTATAAATGTTCTTCGTAACAATACAAATAATACCGCAAATGCGGTTGTTATACCTATGGGAATAATAGGATTGGCGGTCGGTATATATCTTATCGTTACCGGTAAAAATATTGATAAAAATATGAAAAATGGTTCGCCAATAGACAAGTCGAAAACGGTAAATATAGATATGCAAAAACTAGGATTAGTAGGTGGATTATTTTTTCAGATTACTGGTGTTCTCGTATTGCTGGCTTGTATGTTTTTTTTTAAAATACTTGACTCTAATCAGGCGTGGGCTATGTTAGTAAGAACGATATTATGGATCGTATTATTTATTGCGGGTGTTCTTATATTAACAACTCCAAATATATCGAGAGGTATATCTAAACTGTTAGATTTGGAAAATAACAATATAGACAGCAGTATTGATTCCGCGAAGAGTATATACGTTTCTCATGGCGCCGTATATGTTATTCTCTCGTTTATCGCATTTATATTATGTATCGGTGGATTGAGAAAAATGCAAACATATGCCGCAACCGGAGTGTTTTTATTATTATCACTCATCGGGCTTTTTATATGGAATATAGTAGTTAGTGTAAATGAACATAAAAATCTAGAAAGCGAATATGATCTAAATGAAATGAAGAAACAAACGAATCCGCGTTTTACATTCTATCAGCAAATTCGTGAAGAGGCAATCAATAATGTAAAGCTTCAAGGGCGCGATACCAATGTCGCGGGAACAATCGACCTTACGAATGAAGTAAAAGACATTATGCAGACCAAAGTAAATAATCTGATTATGAAGGAAAAACCCAATTCGATCGTAAATATCACAATCTCTTCGATTTCTCTCGTGTTCGTGATTTTAATGTCTATATTTAGATATCTTAAATATGAAATTACAGACGTTCTTCGGTTACCTAGAGAGTTTTTTAATGTGTTTGGTCATCATGCATTTCCGCAAGCAATAGCACCTCCTGCATTATCAAAATCAGAATACTTAACACACGATCGCATAGACAATCTTACTGGTAATGACTGGAACGATATTATCTCTTTACATGATGATACGGCCCCTAATATTCCTGAAAATTTTAGTAAACCTGTTGTAAATTTGGCTGCATTATCTCGATGGAATATGTTTTTATCAGCGGTGTTAATTATATTATGGGTGGTCGCGATTTACAATTATGTAACTACATCTGATAAAACGGAAATGTGGATTGCGACATCATTTGATGTTTCTATGTATTCAAATGTAAAAGATCTACTCAGCGCATTTTTTATTACGATTCTGGTTGGATTATCGGTTGCGGCCGTATTATTAATTCCAGTAGTAAAAGAGTTTAATAGTGAAGGGGTTGATAATCTATTAAAATTCGCAGAATCTATTCAGGTATGGCAATGGCAAGAAGTTACCACTAGAAGTGGATATTTATTAGGGTTATTATTTGCGTCCATTATATGGTTTCTATTGCTTTGGATACCTATACAATTCAACCCAGATGCAAATGCCGTTTGGCAAACAAGTGGTGTAAATGTTGGAGATTGGCCAAGCGGATTTAAACTCTATTTTATTATGGTTACCGTATTTTCGTGGTTTTTTAAATCTGTATTAAATACGGATAAACGTATAGACTATGACTTCAAGTCAGAAAGCGCAGTAATTACAATTATTCGCTCTATATTAACCACATTATATCTGATTCCATTAACTGCCTGGACATTTTTGAAATGTATCATTTGGCTTTTAATCGTTATTTTTACTTTTGGTCAGGTTGATAATTGCAAAGAGTCGTTTGCAGAAGAATTACGAAAATTTGGAACTATCGTTACAGGAATTAATCTGAATAGTAATGTGGATCTGCGGTTTTTTAATAATTTATTTGGGAATCGGGCACCTACACCTCAATCCGTTACGACAGTCGTTCCAGTAAGACCCCCTATGCAAGTGTCAAATGTTCCATCAAATCAGGCTGCTATTACCGTTGATCAAACTAAAGTAAGTGTAATAACTAAATTAATCAAATCCATCATTATTATCATATCGTGTGTTATGATCGTCCTCACGATTATATATGGATTCTATCAACTCAAGCAAAAAGCGTATACAAATACATCAACAGACGGAAATAGTAGCACATCATCAGCTCAAGGATTAGATCCATCAACCACTACATTTATATATGTCGTTTTAGGCTTATTAACTGTCGCGGGTATTGTGGCGGTTATCAGAGATAAAACCCAAAAATCGGGCGCAGAAGATCCAGAAAGGTTAATCTTCGATAATTATCACCCAGAAGACGAAAGCAAGCCAGGTAGACAACTCACGTTTATGATGACACATATAATATATGTAGTATTAATGATTATCGTATGGGTATATGACCGTGATGTGGATAATGATAATAAAATGTCTATACTCGGAATGGCTATATTGGGTGCCGTTATTTTGTTATTTCATTTTTGTTTAGAAATTATTGATACAAATGATCTTACTGATCGAGTTGGTGGTTCTAATATACAAAACCTTTTTGAGAATATCCGATTTCTCGTAAATGTTGTATTTTTAACATTAATATGTGTATTAGGTTATTATAAAATGCATACACTAATGATAGTCTTACTCGTCGTGATGTTTTTGTTTCATCTATCGAAATCAAAGATTGGGTTATTGATATTAAAACTCTTATGGTTGTGTATTATTTATATACCATGTATCATACTTGATGCAATTAACAGCGGGCGTAACATTCTTGGTACCACTACCCGCCCCATTTGGATATTACTATTTGTTGAAATTATAATAATCGCGTTAATGTTCGGCATACCGTATCTTATTAACAAGGCTGGCACTTCCGAGTCACAAATTATTTTGGCACCAGTACCATTAATGTTACAAAATGATACGAAATTAACAACAGAAAGTAAAGAAATATTTATTTATCATAATACTGGCACAAACCGAACGGCGGCAGATAATGATGCAAATTGCTCACCAGAGGAAAAGAAGCGATACAACTACTCGATATCTGGTTGGTTTTGGATAAATGGTAGTGTCACTAGTAAAGATCAAGACTTAACTATTTTCGATTTTGCAGGTGTTCCGAAATTAACATATAATCCTTACCAGGCGAATTTTAAGGTGACGTGTAAGACAGTTGGAACTGACGGCACAATATATGATGGATCAAATGTAAAGGTAATCTATGAATCTCACGATAATCTTGTTCAGAATGATGAATATAAAGAATTTGTTATGGCAAATGAGTTGCAAATTACAAAACAAATACCTCTTCAAAAATGGAACTACTTTGTCATTAATTATGATGGTAAGACGATGGACGTATTTTTAAATGAAGAATTAGTCGGTAAAAGTAGTTTTATAATACCATATATAACTGTAGAACGTTTAATAAGTGGAGAAAGCACTAATGGCACGGGATTAAATGGAAATATTTGTAATGTAATATTCAGCAAGACGCCGATGACTACCGAACAAATCCGTTGGACTTATAATACACTTAAAACGGTAGAACCTCCTCTTATTGGAACGAAAACGATAGCCGATGAAGTGAATAACGTTGGTAAAACAGACATTTATTCAAAATAGTAAAATAATATCTTCTTATTTATTTAATTATATATTTATTATTATATATATATAATCTGCGTTATACAAACATATAATGAACTCAAAACTTGTTTTAGCAGTTGTAATAATATTATTACTACTTTATGTTATATTTAAGGCATTAACTACCAGTTATGCTACTTTAGGAACCATGCAGCCATCTAAAAATGAGACAACACTTGCAGGTGAAACTCTTCCGAGATCTATTAAAGTAAATAGTGCTATTTCGATATGGTTTTATGTAAAAGACTGGGTTGCCAATTCAAATATTGTACGGTTTAAAAAGGCGTCGACCGAATTAATGTCGGTGAAACTTCACCCTACTTTAAATAATGTAATTATTACACCACGATCAGGAATAGCAGCAAATAAAACGTGTGATATCGCAGAATTCCCGTTACAGAAATGGGTAAATCTTATTGTTAGTTTTAATGGTGCAGCGATGGACGTATACTTAGATGGTAAATTGGTTAAATCATGTGTAGTAGACCGCGGTTCAGAATTAAATGGTGCAGATTCGATCATTTTAGGCGAAACAGGTAAAGATTTTGGATTTATAACCAACGTTAAATTGAAGACTAGTCCAATCGCACCTCAAGAAGCGTGGGATATGTATTCTCAAGGTTTTGGTGGAAGCCCATGGAGCGATATATTGAACAAATACAAGTTGAAGCTTAGTTTCTTGGTGGATAATCAAGAGCAGGCAACCGTATCTACATAATTGTGTAGTAGAATATTTTGGTAGTTTTACATTATATTATTATATAATTTATTATTTATATTTCGTCATCATTATATATAGTATTATATATAGTATTAGAAACATTTTATAATAAATTATGAGTAGTCGAAGTAGTTCTGGTAGCTC